GATTTCTTTTGCAAGATAAAGAATTGCTGTTGAATCTTTACCACCTGAGAATTGTATGCAAACAGTGTCAAACGTGTCGTAGACATGTCGCATGCGTTCGCGAGCCGCTTCAACGCACGAAGTATCCAAGAACATCCGTTGGCGCGTCATGAAAATGCTAAAATATCGTCTTCGGAGAGGTCGTCAAACTCCCAGCGCCCCTCAAGCGTTGCCCATAAAGCAACATCAATCGGCGTTGGTTCAAGGTCGTATGATGTCATCATTGACCGATGCTGTTCAATGGCGCGACGCAAAAAGTCCACTGTCTTTAGCCGCTCATCAACCGCATCAGTACCCATGGCAATCATGCGTGCTACTTCATCAAGGCGATTTGTTACGTGGAACTTGAACCGCTCAATCTTCTTGCGGCGACTCTCAAACTCGGCGGCTGCTTCAGCAACAAGTTTAATTCCGTCTTTTCCTAGAGCCTGATATGTAGCAATCTGCTTCATCTCATGGTCTTGAATGTTGACGAGTTGGTCGGCGAGGTTTGCTTCAAGCGTTTTTAGTGCGCGTTGCCATTTGCTCCAGTTTTCAGGAAGCATTAGGTAATCGCGTTGTGCACCGTTAGCACGATTTTTTACATCTTCGGCTACCACACGCGCAAAAGTGTCGTCATTCATTATTTTCTCCAGTATGGGCATATTGATTTAAATGAACACCAGTCGCATAGACGTGATGGTTTGTATTCAAACTCACCAGTCACACATCGGGCATCAATTTGTTTTTTGATTTCTACAACAGTCTCATGAACATTTTGCATATCTGATTCTGTTGGCGTTTTCTTGAGGCAGTCGCCATCTTTGATGTACAACAACTCCAAGCCTACAATTTCTTCATTCAACTGTTCACGCAGCACTACGCCGTATAGAAGGAGTTGAAAAAATTTGTCATTCACATATTTGGGGGCTGGAGTTTTGCCTGTTTTGTAGTCACCAATTACGATGCCTCCATCAGAACGATTCCACCTGTCAATGAACCCTTTAACGCGAACGCCACTAACTTCATGATTGATTTCAGCCTCAAGACCATCAAATTCTAATTCTTTTGGGTCTTCCATGTTGAAAAGATTTTCAATGCAATACCATGCGGTTGCTTTGAATCTCCTAATGGCTTCTTCGGAGCGAGCCACAGTATGCGCCCTCTCCTCGTAGTCTGCCCAAATTGTTTTAGCAATCGCCCTAGCAGTGGAAAGTGTCCGAACCACCGATTCTTCTCGGTAAACATTTTCAAGAACATCATGCACAAAGTTGCCTCTTAGTGAGTCAACCGATGGTGGTTCAGGCAAATTGTCAATACGAGAATATTTATACCGTAAAGGACATTGCTGAAACGTTGATATTGAAGACGCCGACAAGTGGGGCGGAGGTATTAAGGGTAAATTATCCGTTGTGGGATTCATCTAAAGTAATGCCCCCGAATTCAATGCGAACGCATTCCGCAATAAGGGACTGCAATTCTTTGTCAGTGAATTCATGTGGCTTTGGTGTTGGTCTGCCATCGCTGACCTTTGTCCAAAACTGCTTAATTTCACCTTTTTGTTCAGGTGTGAACTTGTCTAAAAACGTCTTGAATTGAGGATACTTCTCGCTCACTTGAGGTGCTGATGCTGCTACTTCTTCCGCTTCATCAAGACTGAGAGCCTCTTCGCTTCTTGCAAGGTAAAGACCGATGCCGAACTGCTGTGCTGCTTTCTTGAGTGCATCAGAAACTGCGCCCTTGAACTCGTCACCCAAGTCAACAATGTCGCCGTTTTTCATGCGCTTAATTTTCTGTCCGCCGTAACCATCTTTTGAAACAGTTCCGTAATGGTCGCCATCAACAGACACTGTGAGTCGTACACATGCAACGATGAACTCGGGGTCAAGTTGGTCGCGTTCACATTTAACAATCTCACTACTCCACCCGTCAATCCCAAATACTTTGTTGAGACGATTGATTACTTCGCTCACAGGGATGTAGGTGAGTGATGCTCCGCCCTTTTTGAGTATTTTTTCAACTTCGGGAGCGAATGGTTCAGATAGTTCTTTGCCCATTTGGACTAATAGTTTTGAGCGTTCATCGCGTGCGCGTGCCCGTTCCTTCGCCCAGTCAAAAGCACTTTGAATCTCATACTCTCCGATGGTGGAAGTGTCCTCGTTTACTGCAGTAATTTTCTTTGCTGTTGCCATGTCTTTTACTTTGCCTTTCTAACAATAATGTTTGTTTTGTGTTCTCCAACTTCGCAGAACTTGTCTGCGTTGATACCTATTTTTGAGAGTTCTTTGATTCGCCAGTATGAAGGCTGAACGAAATCTAAAACCTTTAAAATTAACTGCTCAGGCGAAACCATTATCTCGCCTGTTTCCATATCAATTGATTCAAAAACCAATCGTCTTGCTACTTCTGCCATGAGCCGTGGGTGCTCCCATTGCTTTCGGTCTGCTGCACCTCTTACCTCAATGCGACTTTCACCAAGAGACATATCCATGACTTCTGCTTCTTCAAAGAGTTTTACTGCTTTGGCAGAAAAAGTTGAGTAAATATCGCCCATTGCTGCTTTTAGTGCATGCAATTCAACGACTGTGACGCCAACTTCGTTTACGTCAGGGTTATTGTCAGCAAATTCGTTTAATAGTTTGTCTGCTTCCATCAAGGAAGTCATAAGGTTTTTTAGCATTAGTTCTACGTCAGTCATCTAGCCTTCCAAGTGTTCAGTATGGTTTATGTCAGATGATGATAGCAGCCCTCCGCCGTTGAGGCAACCCCAATCCTGCGAGATACGTAAATGCGCCTACGCACGAGTCAACTTGGTCGTCGTGGTTGCATGCTTCTGGGAACGAAGACATTTCATCAAGGAAGTCAGTTAGCCACGGACCACGAACTAGTCGGATGTTTCCGTTTGCGACAGCGGCAGCGAATGGTCGCGCTCTTGTTACTTTATCGCCAGACGCCCGTAAGCCGACGAGGTCATAACCTGGGACTACATATCTTGCATATTGGTCTATTAGTGCCTTGCCTGATGAACCAGGCTCTTGCTCTATCCGAATTGAAACGGTGTGACCATCTTCGGCAGCGGTTTGAGCAATCAGTTGTTCTACTTTGTCCCCTTTTGCCCTAATTTTGCGAACGTCCATGACATAGCCAATTCCTTGGTCAAACAGCATTAGTGTTCCGACTGTCCAGTCAGGGTCAAGATTTCCAGAATGTGGTTCTGTTGCTGCTAAGTCCCAAAATCTTACTGCACGCGCAGAAGATGTGACAATTGGCACCTCGTGCTGGTCAATTATGACAAAATCGTTACGGTCAAACAACGTCCCCAAAGTTGTTGACCACCAGTCACCTAGTTCAAGGCGACGCCGTTCCACGGGGTCAAGAGCCTGAAGTGCCTGACGATAGGAGTCGGCGTCAATACCAGGGTTGTCTGTCAAGAGTGACGGAACAAAGATACGACCAGTTTCCTTGCCCTCTACAATAAACCTTTGCCTAACCCAATTTGGGGCAGGGTTGGATGCTGCCCTCATTCGGAGAGGAACTTGAGATAGTGCTCCAGAGTTGGGACGGCGCAAACGAGAGAACATATATCGGTAGTCACTTTCACGAATTTCCGTGACCTCGTCCATTCCGATAAATTGGAATTCAGAACCCTTATAACGTAAATAATCATTGGTATTATTTAAATAGCCAAATGAAATTCTTGCACCAGAAGGGAAAGTCGCTACATAACTATTGGCATTCCAATGGATATCCTCCTCACCGCTAATCCAGTCCTTAAATCTGTCCATCAAAGCACCAGGCAAAGAAAGGTCAGCATAAGTACGGCGGAAAAGAATTGCCGAATAATTAGGCACATCTACGAACTGCATTGCAGACATAAGCAAGGCAGAACTTTTACCGCCACCAGCAGCACCACCAAATAATCCTTCAAGAGCATTCGTCCTCAAAAAAACCTTTTGAGTAATTGAAGGTTCCTCAGGGCAGTAAGGAGACGACTTTGGTTGTAAGTACTCAAGAACTTTCTGCCAGTCAGTCATTGCTTCGCCCCAATTCTGTACTCGCAGTACTGTATTATTGCAGAGTACTGCGCTAAGGTGATATCTACAT